GGCATTCTGCAAGCAGAGATCGACGATGCTATCGGGATGCTGGACAGCGAGACCACGGAAGAACGAGCCGAGGCTCTGAACTACTACCTTCGCAACCCATACGGCAACGAGCAAGAGGGTCGCAGCCAGATTGTGACCGGAGAGGTTGCTGAAGTCATCGATGGTGCTCTGCCGCAGCTTATCCGGGTGTTCACTGCGAGCGATGATCTGGTCAGGTTTGAGCCGGTTGGTCCGCAGGATGAAGAAGGCGCAAAGCAGGCGACTGACTACGCGAATTGGGTGTTTAGCAAGGACAACAACGGTTTTGCAATCCTGCATGACTGGTTCAAGGACGCTCTGCTAGCCAAGACCGGGACGGTGAAAGCTGTCTGGGAAGAAAAGATCGACGTAGACGAGGAAGCCTACCGTGATCTGACGGACACCGAGCTAGTCCTGTTGCTGTCAGATGAGTCGCGTGAAATCGTCGGTCAGGAAACGAACGAGCAAGTCACGCAGGTTCAGATGCCGGACGGTACGGTAATGGATCAGGCGACGCGCACTCACAATGTTGTCGTTCGCAAGAAAACCAAGTCGGGCCGGATTCAGATTGACTGCGTTCCTCCAGAAGAATTGATCGTCAGCAAGAAAGCGCGATTCGGTGAGGCTAAATCGCCGTTCATGGCGCATCGTCGGCTGATGACCAGGACAGAACTTGTCCAGATGGGGTTCGACAAGGATCAGGTTTACGGTCTGCCTGTCTACAACAGTCTGGACTTCACAGAGGAGCGGATCGCTCGGTATTCTCCCGGAGAAGAACCGTTCGAGCAGGACAGTCTTGACGAGTCGATGCAGGAAGTCGAGGTTTACGAGTCCTATATCTACGTTGACTTTGACGAGGACGGGATCGCAGAACTACGTCAGATTTTCTACAGCAACAACACGATTCTGACTTACGCTGACGGGCGGGAAGCAAACATCCCGACGGATTACGTTCCCTTCCATGTGATCTGTCCGATTCCGATCCCGCATAAGTTCTTCGGTCAGTCGCTGGCAGACCGGACGATGGATATCCAGCTAATCAAGTCCACCGTCACTCGGCAGATGCTGGACAACCTGTATCTCATCAACAATGCGCGGATGCAGGTGGTTGACGGTCAGGTGAATCTGGATGACCTGCTGAACGTCACTCCTGGCGGGGTTGTACGCACGAAATCGCAGGGAGCAGTGGCAGCGATTCAGGTGCCGGATATCACTGGTTCTGCGTATCCGATGCTGGGATATTTCGACTCGGTGCAAGCCAAGCGTTCAGGAGTATCGGAGACTTCCCAAGGTCTTGACCCCAACATCCTGCAAAACGTCACCGCTGCCGCTGTCGCAGCGACGATGCAAGCCGGTGCTGGCAAGATGGAGCTAATTGCTCGTCTGTTCGCTGAGACCGGGGTTAAAAGCCTGTTCCGAGGCATTCTGCATCTGCTCTGCAAGTACCAGGACAAGCCGCGTCTTATCAGGATGCGTGGCAAGTTCGTGGAAATGGACCCGCGAGAGTGGTCGAATCTCTACGACGTTTCGATCTCGGTCGGACTCGGGACTGGATCGAAGAACGAGCAGATGGCTATGCTTCAGATGATTTTGGCGAAGCAGGAGCAAATTCTCACGCAGTTCGGCCCTGCTAACCCGCTGGTGTCTGTTGGGCAGTATCGGGCGACGCTGGGACGGTTTATCGAGGCGGCTGGGTTGAAGGATTCAACCGAGTTCTTCAAAGAGATTCCCCCTGAACTCGACCAGCAGTTGAGCAATCCGCCACCGCAGCAGCAATCCAATCCTGCTCTGGACACGATGATGGCTCAGGCTCAAGCGCAGATTCAGATTGAGCAGCAGAAAGCACTGGCAGCGATTGAAACTCAGAGAATGAAAGCGCAAGCCGACATTCAACTGGCGAGAGAGAAAGCCGCTGCTGAACTCCAATTGAAACAACAGGAGTTTGCGGTTGAGGCGCAACTGAAAGCTGCCAAGGTCGGTGCTGGGATTACGCAGAACGTTGAGATTCCAGGATGAGTCCAGAACAGGCGGCGAATCTACTGCGAGACGATTATTTCCGGGGAGAACTGGAAAAGTTGAAACAGGAGCAGATTGACCTGATTCTGAACTCGTCCGAGCAAGATATTGACGCACGAGAAAATGCGTATAGAATGATAAAATGCTTAACCACGGTTGTTAATCACTTTCAGTCGATTGTTGACACTGCCGAGATTAAGCGTAAACGTTGGAAGATCCTTTAAGGGGTGATATGGACACCAATCCGCAAGGAAGTGGCCCGCTGGATGTAAACGGTGCAGCCAATGCGTTTCTAGGCTTGATGGGACCAGAGGAAGGCGAGCAGCCCACTCCCGAGGCTCAGCAGCAGGAACCGGAGGCTGTTGAAACTGAGCAGGAAGTCGAGGAAACACCGCGCTACCGCGTTAAAGCCGCAGGTGAGGAACGCGAAGTTTCTCTGGACGACCTGATTAAGAGTTATCAACTCGGCACTGACTACACTCAGAAAACCCAGGCGCTTGCAGAGCAGCGAAAGGCTATTGAAGCCGAGAAAGCCGCTGTCGAGCAGGCCAAACAACTCCGAGACCAGTATGCTCAGCGATTGGAACTGATTGAAAAGGTTCTATCGGAGCAGAACAAATCGGAAGATTTAGAGTCGCTGAAGGAAAGCGATCCGATTGGCTACGCGATGAAAGTCGCAGAGTCTGTACAGCGAGACAAGCAACTAGCCGCAGTCCAGGCTGAACGTCAACGCATTGCTGAGAAGCAACACGCCGAGCGTCAGACGCAATTGCAGCAGTATCTTGCCGAGCAGCAGGCCCGACTCCAGCAAGCCATTCCTGAATACGCTGATCCGCAAAAGGGTGAAGAAGTTCGACGGGACATCAGAACCTATGCACAGGGTATCGGGTTCACGGAAGCAGAACTCAATCAGGTATACGACTCACGCGCTGTCCAGGTGTTATGGGAAGCCGCACAGTACCGCAAGCTAGTGTCGAAGTCGCCGGAGGTAACAAAGCGTGTTGCCGAGGCTCCTAAGACTCTCAAGCCCGGAACTGGAAAAGTTTCCAACCCTGAGTCTGACGCGATTAAGACTGACATGAACAGGCTGCGTAAAACTGGTAAAGCCAGAGATGCAGCATCTTTGTTTGAACGACTAAACTTTTGAGGTCACAAAATGCCTACGTTTACCGCACACAGCGCAATCGGTATGCGCGAAGACCTGATCGACGTTATCTACTCGATCAGCCCTACCGAAACCCCGATTATGTCCACCCTGGCTCGCACCAAAGCGACTGCGGTGTTCCACGAGTGGCAGACTGATTCGCTTGCTTCCGCAACTACTACTAACGCTGCGGTTGAGGGTGCAGACGCGACCAGTGCCACGATCAGCCCGACGACCCGTCTCGGTAACTACACGCAGATCGTTCAAAAGACGGTCCAAGTGTCCGGTACCCTGGAAGCGGTCAATAAGGCCGGTCGCCGTTCGGAACGTGCCTACCAGCTTGCTAAAGCCTCGTCTGAGCTTAAGCGCGACATGGAGACCATCATCACTGCCAACCAAGGCCGTGACGCTGGTTCCTCGTCCACCGCTCGTAAACTCGGCGCTCTGCTGTCCTGGATCAAGAGCAACACGAGCGAAGGCTCGGGTGGTGGCGACCCGACGACGATCGGTGTCTCGACCCGTACCGATGGCACTCAGCGCACGTTCACCGAGACCCTGCTAAAGACTGTTATCGCCAGCGTGTTTGACTCCGGTGGCAATCCGACGATGCTCGTTGTCGGTTCCGGTCTGAAGCAGAAAGTGTCGGCGTTTGCCGGTATCGCTGCACAGCGTTATATGGCTCCGTCAAACGAGCCGACGACGATTATCGGTGCTGCTGACGTATACATGAGCGATTTCGGCACGTTGTCGGTTGTGCCTGATCGTTTCATGCGTACTCGTGACGCGCTGCTGATCGATCCCGAATACGCTGCTCTTGCGTATCTCCGTCCGTTCCAGACCAACGATCTTGCTAAAGCTGGCGACTCTGAGAAGACCCAGCTTCTGGCAGAGTTCACGCTGGAAATGCGGAACGAAGCCGCGCATGGTGGTGTGTTCGATCTTGACCCCGCTGCCTAAGTAGGGAGAACGGTTCCCCGTCGAAAGGCGGGGAGCCTTCCATATGAAACTATTCTCACAGCACGAAGGCCGATTCACCGTTGCTCACGAGAGCGATGACGGTGTGATTCTGGAAACGAAGCAGGACGTTTCCGAAATCATCGAGGCCAACAAAAAGCAGATGAACGAGTCGGACGGTCGATACGACAGTGTTGCGACTCACATTGCACGATTGCCGCTGACCCTGGTTGATGATCTGAATCGCAAGGGGATTATGCAGGGATTCAAGGTAGTGGATCAGACTGCATTTAAGGCATTCCTGAACCATCCTGACAACCGGTTTTTCCGTACTCATCCGGGGCGCGTTTGAAAGTTGCAATCTGTGTCCCATGCCGGGACGAGGTAATGGCAGGTTTCTGTTTTGACCTAGCCAGACTGGTGCAGTACGAAGCCAATCGAGGTGTAAACGAGATCGAGCTTCTGCAAATGCCTGGGACGCTGATCTTCACGCAGCGGGAAAAACTGGCAGTCGAGGCTTTAGAACTAGGTGCCGATCAACTGTTGTGGATTGACTCAGATCAGCGGTTCCCTGCCAATACGCTAGAGATTCTCCAGGCTCGCGGGGTTCCGGTGATCGGGGTGAACGCTACGACCAGACGAGAGCCAATTCTTCCGACTGCGCTTAATCTTAGGTTAGAGAAGCGCGACGGTGAAACGGTGCAGATTTGGGAGAAGGTTGAGAGCAGGAAGAAGGTTGGAATTGAACAGGTGACTGCGGTAGGGTTTGCTGCTACACTTGTAGACAAAGAGGTTTTCCAGCAGATTCCGCGACCTTGGTTCGACATTATCTGGACGAATGCCGGGAATGTGATTGGCGAGGATGTAGCGTTCTGCGTTAAGTGTCTGGAGCAGTCGATCCCGGTTCATGTGGATCACGAGTTATCGATGCACATTGGGCACCTCGGGGTGAAAGCGTTTGGATGGGACGACGTAAAACATGGCCCTGACCACCTACAGCGATCTTCAGACAGCGGTCGCAAACTATCTCGCAAGAAGCGATCTCACTAGCCAGATTCCCGATTTCATTCGGCTGGCAGAGATCCGTTTGCGGAGAGAGATTCGCATTCGGCAGATGCTGAAGAACGTCACCACCACGACAACGAGTGGTGACGCCACGGTTCAGCTTCCCTCAGATTTCCTTCAGATGCGGGATCTGTACATCGATGGAGACCCGCTTCAGCCGGTAATTTACCTCACCCCGTCACTGTTCACGAGCAACGCTCAGAGCACTTACGCTGGCAAGCCAACTCGCTACACGATCCTGGCAGACGAGTTTAAGTTCGCTCCGTACCCTGACAGCAATTACACGCTGTATATGCTGTACTACGCTGCGCCACCGTTCCTGTCGGACACGCAGACGACGAATGTGTTTACCATCAACGCGATGGACTGCTTGCTGTATGCGTCCTTGGGTGAAGCAGAGCCTTACCTCATGAACGACGCTCGCTTGCAGACCTGGGCTGGGTTGTATCAGCGCGGGATTACAAGTCTTACCAAGTCAGACGATGATGCTGAGTTCAGTGCATCACCGTTGACAATGCGAGTGAGCCGATAATGGCGCTTGTTCTAAAAGACAGGGTAAAAGAGACGACCACGACCAGTGGGACGGGGTCAATCACTCTGTTGGGAGCGGTGCAGGGCTATCAGGGGTTTAGTGCAATCGGTGAAGGCAATACCACTTACTACTGCATTGCTGGTGTTGCAGAGTGGGAGGTAGGGATTGGGACGTATTCCGGTGGAGTGTTGAGCCGGGATACTGTGCTAGCAAGTTCTGCTAGCGGTGCGAAGGTTGGATTCTCTAGCGGTACGAAGGACGTTTTCTGCACTTACGCGGCTGACAAGTCGGTAACAGTTGACACTTTGCCGGTTACGACTGCATCTAACACGGATTCACCAAACAATAGCGTCAACGTTGCAAGTTTAACTGCCAAGGTTGATACCGTTAGCGGTGATCTTGCTTTGATCCCAAAGGGATCAGGTGCGCTTTTGTCACGGATTCCTGATGGCACAAGCACAGGTGGTGACAAGCGAGGATTGTTTGCAGTTGATTGGCAATTGAGCAGATCAAGTTCTACGCAAGTCGCGTCTGGTCTAGCAAGTTCTATTCTGTCAGGCTCTAGGAATACTTCTAGCGGTTTGTATTCTGCTGTTGCTGGAGGGTTCACCAATACAGCGTCTGGGATTTACGCATCAGTTCTAGGCGGGACGGTCAATAACGCCACTGGAAGTTATAGCGTAACGGTTGGAGGACAATCCAACGCTGATCTGTCCTCGATCACCCATGCATCAATTGTTGGTGGTTATCTCAACCGTGTTTATGGATCGTATGGTGTTGTTGTAGGTGGTCAAAGCAACAACGCAACAGTCACAGGTGCGGTCATCGTTGGTGGCTCGAACAACGCTGCCAATGGCATTTATTCGTTTGTATCTGGTGGTGCCTACGGGACAACTCGCGGCATTACTGGAATGCACATTTTCCCTGCTTGCAATGCCCCAATAGCGGCGGCAACAGGTGTTTCGCAAGCTGGACTGTTAGTGCTAGGTGTACAGACGACAAGCGCAACGCCAGTTGTCATGCGGTCGAACTCATCTGCCGCAGGATTAAGCAACCAGTTAGTGCTCGCTGACAATTCTGCTGTGTACTTTCGCGGCACCGTCATTGCTAATGTGACTGGTGGCGGGAACACAAAGTCCTGGACGTTCGACGGTCAGATCAAGCGTGGTGCTAACGCTGCGGCTACTACGTTGACGGGATCAACGGTAGCGAGTCCGTATGGCGACGCTGGTGCGTCAACCTGGACGGTAGCATTGTCAGCGGATACGACGAATGGTGGTTTGGCTGTGACTGTCACAGGTCAGGCATCGACGACAATTCGCTGGGTATGCAGGCTGGAGACGACAGAGGTAAGCTACTGATGTTCGGCCTGTCGTCCTTCTCCCAGGCACCGTTCAGTTCGCTTGTCATTACGTCAGACGATGGGTGGAACGAGGTTAGGGGTGACGGTAATGTTTGGATCGATCAGGCAGTACCAGACAGTCCGATTCCGTCACTCAGTCTGAACTTTCTCACAGGGACTTATGAAGTTGTTCTGACGCTGGTAGACTATGACCAGATATGGCAACAGTCATCGAGTAATTCTAATTCTTGGGTAGAGGTTTGAAATGCCTGCTCCGTACAGTATGACCCCTGACAGTTGCGCTCAGAACGCATACGCTGTCACTCCGTCCGACTCAACCGACCTTGCTGCACCTGCTCGTGCGCTGTACGTTGGCGGGTCTGGCAACGTCAAGATCAACGACAGTGGCAACGGTGCTGTCACCTTTGTCGGTGTTGCTGCTGGCTCGATTCTGCCGGTGATGGCTCGTCGGGTGTACGCCACTGGCACTACGGCCACCAACATTGTTGCGCTGATCTGAAATGCTGATCGGACTGAATCTAAAGCTACCGCGTCCGAATCTGGTTTCTGGTGTAGGTGGTGGTGCGGGTGGCGGGCCGATTCTGGCATTGGAGCCGAGTTTGTACTTGGACTTCCTGGCTGGCCCTACGAGTTCGCTCGGCAACTACCAGGATGCCAGTCTAGATCTTAACTTTGTAGAACCACAGTTTGATATTGCTGCGACCGCTGACGGTGCCTACGGGTACGGGCGCTATTTGGTAGCGGGGTAATCATGGCACTTGTACAGAAAGCATTCAGCGACATCATCACCTTCTCGCGGTCGAGCAACGCCACCAGGGTCGGGCCAACGGGGCTGGTGGAGTATGCGCCGCATAATCTGCAAACTCGGTCAGAGGCTTTTGACGGAACGATATATTACGTTGAAGCCGGTTCTTATACCAATAATGTGATTGCTGCGCCAAACGGCACAATTACAGGTGCTGCAATACTTGAAGGGACGACGTTTTACACAAGAGCTAGACAAAACATTTCGGTGGTAAATGGAGGGACTTACACCTATTCAGCATATTTTAAGTCTGGCACTAGAACCCAAGTTCAAATGCAGATTTATAGTGACGATACAGATGTCGATTCAGTTTTTGATTTATCAACAGGAACAATTGTTTATGGAGCAACGTCCACAATTGTTTCAGTAGGCAATGGATGGTATCGGTGTTCAGTCACTGGTACTGTTGGATCTACTTCAGCGATAACTTTTGCTTATCCAGCCGTCAATGGTTCTTATAGCTACACGCATACCAACGGAGCTACCGGCATCTACATCTGGGGCGCCCAACTCTCCGTCGGCCCCTACGCTCTCGACTACACGCCCACCACCTCCGCAGCAGTCTACGGCCCTCGTTTCGACTACGACCCGGTGACGCTGGCGGCTAGGGGGTTGCTGGTGGAGGAGCAGCGGACTAACCTTGCAACGTATAGTGAGGCGTTTGATAACGCAGCTTGGACTAAGCTAAACGCTAGCGTAACTGCAAATTCTACAACTAGCCCAGACGGTACTACATCTGCTGACTATCTTATTCCTAACACCAGCAGTGGTCAGCATGGTGTTTATCAAGCTTTATCTGCTGTTGCAGGAACACCGTACACGCAGTCAGTATTTGCAAAAGCTGGTGGGTATAACTGGCTTTTTATGACTGAAGGGAACAATGTAACAGCACAAGCATCTTTTAACCTAGCCACTGGTGTGGTTGGAACTGTTGCGGGGACTGGCTCTCCATCCGCTACTATTACAGCATTAGCAAACGGGTGGTATAGGTGTACGTTTACTTACACTCCGATTGCTACGTCGCAAAACATTCAAATCCGCGCGGCTAATGCAGACGCCGGTCCGACATTTACCGGCGATGGAACGAGCGGCATTTACATCTGGGGCGCCCAACTCGAATGACGCATTCTAGCGTGTTCTTTCATGTGGCAACTGGTGCAAAGAGTAAGCAGGTTTTCTAAAGCATGATTTCGCAGTTCTTTGGGAGTGGTAGTACCTTTACCGTCAATGTGATGAACCTCAAGACTTTCAGCCGTACCGCAATGCTGGCACCTGTAGCCGTCGCGCTCCAATGCTTTGTCGCGGTTGCCTCCAAAGTTGTAGTTGTCTTTGGAAGCCTTTCGGTACTTTGCAAGCCGCTCTTTGTCGGACGCAAGCCATTCGTGAATTCTGCTGACTTCTCGTTTTCGCTGGCAGGTGTCGCAGCGTTTCTGCGGGCCGGAGCGGTACGCGAACTCAACGCCGCAGTCCAAGCAGTTGCGGATCGTGCCCAGCGGAGTCGAGCCATTCTTGAGGCGCAAAGCTCGCAGGGACTCAACATTTCGCTGTCTGTAATACTCTGGCCTACACGGTTCGCAGACTTTCTGAACAGATCCGGTCGGCTGGAAGGTAACGGCACACAAGGCGCAGGTCTTGGTCTGGTACGGCACAGCAATCCCCTAAACAAATGCTTTCGCATTGTAGCATAGGAGGCAAAAGCAATGGCTGCGTTTGCTAGCTCATATATACCCACCCTCGCCGCCTCCGTCACACGAAGCGCGGATGTTGCGAGTGTTAATACGTTGTCGCCGTGGTTCTCGAACGTAGAGGGAACGTTGTATCTTGAGGCCAGTAGATATGCCACGGCGGCGAATAATGAAGCGCCGGTGTCGCTAGATGATACTGGTGGGGCTAGTTCTCGAATGAGCACCTACACGGCATCTAGCACTAACGTGTTAGGCGAGTTTATTGCCGACGGTGGCGCAACACAGGCAAATCTTGCCACATCAGCAGTAACAAACAACGTCCCGTTTAAGTTCGGAATTGCTTACAAAGCAAATGACTTCGCCGCATCCAAAGATGGTGCGACTGTTGTCACGGATACGTCTGGAACCGTGCCGACTATTCTGCGGATGACAATCGGCGCGACGTTCGTTATCGGGGCGGCAAGCCAATACAACGGTCATATTCGACGTATTGCTTACTTTCCCAGGAGGCTCCAGAATGCAGAGCTACAAGCACTCACCGCTTGAGCGCATGTCAAGCCGCATGACGCCAGAACGCATCGAACGTTTCTGGAGCAAGTCTGTACTGCGCGAGAATGGCTGCTTGGAATGGATTGGTGCTAAGCACGAACGGGGCTACGGACTATTTCAAGCCGGGCAAAATCCGGGTGGTTTGTTCCGCGCTCATCGGATCGCCTACTTTCTGACGTATGGCATTGCAGACGAGTCTTTGCTGGTTTGCCATCGTTGCGACAATCCATCTTGCATTAATCCGAATCACCTGTTTCTGGGAACGTCGCTCGATAATAATCACGACATGCTCAAAAAGAATCGTGACGTTCGGAGTTATGGGGAACGCAACCCCATGTCAAAGCTGACACGCGAGCAGGTGCGGTCGATTTATCTTGATGGCAGAACCAACCGAGAAATTGCACAGGAATACGGTGTTGCCTCCTCGCTGGCATCGCTAATTCGCACCCGTCAGATTTGGTCAAGCGAGACATCAGACTTGCCTGCAATTCCGCGCAGACGTTCGGGGCCTAAGGTGGCCCTCACCGCTTGAGGTAACCCATGCTTGACGATCTCCCCTTGACCCCTCCCGTCCCCGTCTGGAACGACCTGATGCTGCGGTTCGCCTCGGAACAAGAGGCCACCGAGCAACTCAAGGCCGCTGGTCTGCTGGTGGACACACAGGCGCTGCTGGACGCTGACAACAACGTGCTGGTTCCTGCGGGCCACGCACCGGCTGCTGGCGCGTCTGTAGACACCGTTGGCGTCATCTACAAACCCACCGGCAACACGATCACCACTGACATGGGTGAGCAGCCCGAGATGGCGGCGATTGACGGTTGGCACGTTAACGTCAGGCTGAAGGCAGATCAGGCTACTCCTGCCAATCTTGAGCAGTACAAAGTCGCTCCTGCAAACCCAGTTAGAGTTTGGGCGTGAGAGTAAATTTCGGTCAGTGGACACCAGACCGTCCTGGTATTGCCGACAGTCTGGTTGAGGCAAAGAACGTCCTGCCTACGCTTGTAGGTTACGGGCCGATGCCTGCTGCTGCCGATTTCTCCAACGCTGCAACCGAAAATCTCCTGACTTGTTTCGTTGGTCGCTGGGTTGCTGACACCGTTCTGTTCGGTGCAAGTGCTAACTATCTCTGGCGTTACTTCCCGACGAAAAGCGTCACGATTACTGGAGCAACGCAGGCTAACCCTTGTGTGATTACGTCTGCCGGTCACGGGTTTCGCACTGGCGTACAGGTGACGATTTCCGGTGTTGTCGGCATGACGCAGTTGAACGGCAATACCTACACGATCACCAGGATCGATGCGAATACGTTCAGTCTGAACGGGGTGAACTCAACAGGGTTCACAGCGTACTCGTCTGGTGGCACAGCGGTAACGTACAAGTATCTGATGGACGTATCCCGTACTGCGTCTGCTTACACAGCAACGACTTTGTGGACGTTCACGCAGTTCGGTCAGAAGGTCATTGCTGCAAACGGTCAGGACAAGTTGCAATCGTGGACTGTAGGCTCATCGTCCAACTTTGCTGACCTTGCCGCTGCTGCGCCGACTGCTCAGTTTGTGACGACCGTCCGGGACTTTGTAGTTGCTGGCAAAACTTCGACGTATCCTAATCGTCTGTACTGGTCGGACATCAACGATGAGACCGACTGGACTCCCGGTGTTGCAAGCCAATCGGACACGCAGGACATTCCTGACGGTGGAGAGATTCGCGGCATTACTGGTGGTGAGTTCGGCATTGTCCTGCTGGAGCGTTCAATCGTTCGCATGACATATGTCGGCGCTCCGCTGTTCTTCCAGTTCGATAACGTCACCTCTGCTTTAGGATGCTACGAGTCTCGGTCTGTCGTGAGATACGGAGCGGTCACTTACTTCCTGTCAGACGATGGTTTTTACATGACTGACGGCCAGCAGGTGAAGCCTATCGGGGCTGAGCGTGTAGATCGCTGGTTCTTTGATATTTGCGATCCGGGTAAGTTCGACCAAATGTCGGCAGCAGTTGATCCGGTCAACAAAACTGTAACGTGGTGCTTTACAGATATCTTCGCTGCCAAACAATTGTTGGTGTACAACTGGTCTACGGACAAGTGGAGCCACGGAGACACGACAGCAGATTACATCTCGACGATTGCGACTAGCGGAACGGATCTTGAGGCACTGAGTGCGCTGTATCCAACGTTAGACACCGTTCCTGCAAGCCTGGATTCTCGCGTATGGGTTGGTGGAAAACTGTTAGCCGGAGGGGTTGACGGTGCTAAGATCATTTCGTTCGGTGGTGCGGCACTTGGTGCTGAGTTGCAGACTGGCGATATTGAGGCGCAGGGTCTTGAAACTCTCGCAACGCTTGCAAGGCCGATCATCGACGGGGGTTCTGCGACTGTTGCCATAGCGTCCAGGAAGCGACTCGACGGGAACATCAGCTATGCGAGTCCTGTTGCTGCTGATAGTGACAATCGGGTGTCTCTACGCAGTCGCGGGAAGTATCATCGCTTGTCTGTTGTACCGACTGGCAACTGGAGCACCGCTGTAGGCACTGACCTTGATCTCGTTCCCTGTGGAGGCCGATAATGTTTCGTCGGCTACCTCAACAGGGTGGCAATCCGCGAGAGACTGCCGAGGTTGTCAACCGGATTCTTGACGGCAAGATCAACTCTGTCGGTCTGTTGACTCTTGCGACGGGTAACGCTACAACAACGACCCTGTACGACGCCAGGATCAGCCCAGACAGCATTATTCTGTTCGTTCCCTACTCTGCTGCTGCCATAGCGGATGCAGTGCCATACGGGGCGTTTCAGGACACTACAGACCAAACCGCAGCGAGTACCACTGCTGCATATGCGATCACGCTGAACACCACGGACTACGCTGTTGGTGTTGCGATTGTTAGCAGTTCGCAGATTACCGTCCGCTCTGCGGGTGTCTACAACATTCAGTTTTCGATTCAGTTTGCGAATAGCAACGTTGCCATTCAGGATGTGGACGTATGGTTCCGCAAGAACGGTACGGATGTCGCTGGGTCGAACAGTAAGTTTTCGGTGCCTAACTCTCACGGTGGGACGGATGGTCATCTGATTGCTGCGCTGAACTTTTACATTCAGTTGGCAGCGGGTGATTACGTTCAGTTGATGTGGTCAACAACTTCAACTGATGTCATCCTGGAGCAGATTCCAACGCAGACGAGTCCGACTCGTCCGTCAACGCCGAGTGTGATTGTCACGATCAACAAAGTAGACGAATCGTCTTCATCTGACATCTACGCATCTAATCAGTTGTTTGGCAGTTGCACCGTCAATCATTTTGCAAACTCAACGTCAGACAAAACATATCGGTATGTCGTACTCGGCTAGGTATGTAAAACCGGAGGAATTACGGCAAATCTGGGACAGGATACGACCAGGGTTGTTAGAAGTGAAAGAGGCGAGCAATGAGCCTTGGATTCCAGAAGATGTGTACGCTGATTGTTATGCC